CAAGAAGTGTCCGATCTCACCGCAGCTGGTTACGGCGACTATATTTTTGAATCATGAAACATCGTGAAAAGCATCCGAACCTTGATGTCGAAGACTGTTTCGGCTGTCGGATTGCGGGCGTTTCGTTCGCAGCGTCGTCAATGCCGTCCAGGAAGATCGAAAATAACCGTATTGAAGCCACAGAACGTCAATGGTCGAAAGACATGGATGCCTATAAGCGGCTCAAGCAGGACGGTTACCAGCCAGCAAAAATCGATGGGGCGAGAGAGATCGAGCAGAAAGCAACGGACGTTTCTCAGGTAGTGACTGGAATTCTGTAGTACAATTATCGCATGACTGTTTATGGCGGTAAGTACATGAAGAATAAAAAGCGCGCCTCTTCGAACGGTCCTGGTTCTAAGTCGTTCGGTCCAGCTTTGTCAATGGCTGAACATGAAGAGCATGAGCGCACCGAGTCCGCAGCTGATCGGCGCAGGGAATACGGTAAGAAGTGACTACAGCAGGTCAGTTAATTGACCGTGTTGCTGGCGAACTGTTAGCAGGAACGGTAGAGGAACGTAACAAGGTTGCGACAGGTATTGACGCGTCTGCGACTACGGTGACGTTTACCTATCCGTTGTCTGGTTTGCGTGAAGGCTCTGTGTTTGAGGTCGGTTCGGAGCAGATGTATGTGTGGACAACTAACTCGTCCGCCAAGTCTGCTGAAGTAGAGCGTGGTTTTAATGGCACCACCGCAGCATCACACGATGCCGGTGACATCGCCACAGTGAACCCACGGTTCCCTCGTTCACGGGTACTGCAACAGTTGAACGCCGATCTTGCTGATCTGTCATCACCGTTGAACGGCCTGTTCCAAGTCAAAACTGTGGACATTGCTTACAACGGTAGTGACCGCATGGTGGACATTACTGGTGCGACAGACATCCAAAACCTGATTGATGTCCGCTACCGTTATCTGTCTGACGACTACCCGGTTATCCGTGATGTCCGTTTACTCCCAGATATGCCGACCTCCGATTTTTCGTCAGGGTTCGCGTTAGCGTTTGATTCCTATGTGCGAGCTGGCACAATCCGTGTCGTTTACCGTGCGCCTTACGGCCAATTCAGCGCAGAGTCAAGCACCGTTGCAGATGTTGGTGGTTCCGACTATCTGGATGATGTGTTGGCGTTGGGGTCACAGATCCGTTTGATGGCTGGCCGTGAAATCAAACGCAACTTCACCGAGTCGCAGGGCGATACCCGTCGGGCAGAAGAAGTGCCGTCTGGTGCCGTAGCAAACTCGATGTTGCAGCTACAGCGTTTGCGTCGTGACCGTGTGATGGCCGAGGCCGCACGTCTGAACCGCCAGTATCCTTTGCGTATTCGAAAGTAGGCAGCGATGTCGCTGATTACCTACACCACACCGTTCACGGGTGGACCGTCGTTCTATACAGGTATTTCTGGTGCCTCCGATTTGGTGCCTCATGTGTTCCCGGTATCAATTGATGGCCGTCCGTACATGCTAGATACTGCGTCGGGCAGGTATGCGCGCACGTTCGAGGCACGTTTGAGGGATTCGGTTGACCAGTCGGATGTGCCTGGTGAGGCTGCGATTAACCCGCAGGGTTTGTGGAGGCGTGGTCAAACGTCTTGGCATTTCGGTTTCAACCAGAAGTACGGCGATTTGCCTGACAGTAACGTTGAACGGTTTGAAGCTTCGTTGGGTGTGGATGTTTGGACTGAGGGCGAACTCACGTTGTTGAATGATGTCAAGGTGTCGTCGTCTACGTCTGGCACGAACCTGTATCTGGCTGTTGTTGGTGACGAGCTGTGGCACACCGATGGTTCTGACATCAAGTATTCGACTGATCCGTTTGCGACTTCTCCGACGTGGGCAACGATTGCTGGTACTGGCACTATTCGTGACATTCAAAGTATCGGCGGTGACGCATATGTTGTGTTTGCTGGTACTGGGTCGACACAGGGCATCGTGAAGGTTGGCGGCGGGACACACACATTAAGTTCGGCCACTGCTTACGGCGTTGAGTTTGACAAGATTGGTTACGCTAAAGGCCGTCTAGTTGCGAGCAGTACAGCGTCAAGCAAACTGTGGTTCGATCCGTCAGGCAACAACCCGACCGCAGATTACACGCATCCTGACGGCAACTTCCGCTGGGTAGGTTTCGCATCAGGCCAGAACGCCATCTACTGTGCAGGCTACTCCGGCCAAAAATCTTTGATCTACAAGGTCACCATCCAGTCTGACGGCACCCTCGATACGCCGGTTGTTGCTGCTGAACTGCCGTTCGGTGAACGTGTGTACAGTCTCGCCGGATACTTGGGATACATCCTTATCGGCACTAACGAGGGCTTGCGGTACGCATCTGCTGACGCTGACGCGAACCTTGTTCTCGGTCAAACCATTGAAGGACCGAACCCGATTCTGTGCGCCGATGGATACCAGCAGTATGTTTGGTGCGGTGTCACCGATTACACCAGCGACTACACGGGCATCGGTCGTATCGACTTGTCACATTATGTTGACGTGAACGTACCTGCCGCAGCTCCCGACCTGATGTATGAAGGCCAAGGCGACGTGCAAAGTGTCGCTACGTTTGACGGCAAACGGGTGTTCACGGTGTCAGGTGTCGGCGTAATTGTTGAGGACACAGCGAACCTGATGTCTACCGGCTACTGCGAGACAGGTACTTGGCGTTGGGGTATCCCCGACCCGAAGTTCTTGGCGTTCTTTGATCTCGAGTATCAAACATTAAACGGCACTATTGACGTGGATTACGCCTACGACGGCGGTAACTACACCCGCATTGGTTCCGCCACATCACAAGGCGGAACACTTACTACGCTGACCGGACCGGATACCCAGTTTCGTCAAGCCAAATTCAAGATCACGTTGAACCGTGACAGCGTTACCGCTTCAGAGGGTCCTGTGTTGGCACGCTGGCAGGCACGGGCAGTACCGTCCCCGTCACGTTCAGAACTGTTCCAAATCCCCGTGCTGTTGCATCAACGGATTAACCGTTTCAACAGGGAATACAACGTGGATGTTGAGTTTGAGTTGAACAAGCTGCGGGATCTGATTCATAACCCTCGGGTTGTGCAGTTCCAGACAGGTACGTCTGTCTACAAGACAATCGTTGAAAGTGTAGAATGGATACCTGTTGACCAACCCAACGACGACTATATCTTTGACGGGACTGCGACGGTGACGTTGCGCTCCCTTGTGGAGTAACAATGGCTAAGACACGCAGGGCATATACAGGAGCTTCGGTTTCCGCTATTACGGATTCCGATATTAACGCGTCAGCAACAACACAGTTCACTGTTTCTGCTGCAACAAATTGGCCGTACGGTTCCGCCCCGTTCTATGTGGTCGTTGAACCTGGCACCGCCTCGGAAGAAAAAATTCTGGTTACCCGCACAAACACGGGTGATACAACGATCAACATTGCGTCGGATTCTGAGCGTGGTCAGGACGGCACGTCAGCTGTTTTCCACGGTGCTGGTGCGACGGTGTATCCGGTGTTCACTGCGGTGGATGCGGATGAGGCGAACGAGCTGGCTTCAATGTGGGAGTCGAAGGGCGACATCATTTCGCATGGTGCTTCGACGTTTGCCCGGTTGGCGGTTGGTTCTGATGACACGGTGTTGATTGCTGATTCGTCAGCTGCTTCTGGTTTGTCTTGGGGTCAGGTTGATACTGCGAATATTGCTAATGATGCGGTGACGAACGCAAAGATTGATACTGGTGCTGTCGATACGCCAGAGTTGGCTGCTAATGCGGTGACTGAAGCCAAGTTGGATTCTGCTGTTGTGAGCAAGTTGTTGCCTGCTGGCACGATTGCTGCGACTATCAAGTCGTCTGCTGATACCGGCTGGTTGCTGTTGGACGGTTCAACAGTTGTTAATGCCGAGAGTTTGTATACCGAGTTGTGGGATGTTGTGCCTGCGTCGTGGCAGTCTGGTTCAAGTCTTGTGTTGCCGAACATGGCGAACAAAATGTTGTTCGGCCAAGATGACACGACGTTGGGTGCGACTGGTGGTGCGAATAGTAAGACGATTGCGGAAGCAAATTTGCCTACGCACGTTCACGATATCGGTCACGGTCACGGTCACGATATTGAGGGCACGATGGCACACACCCATGCCATTGATCCTCCTTCCAAAACAGTCACCACTGGCGGTCCAAGCGATTACGTTGTAGAACGAAACGATGGCTATATTGCTGCTCCTTCAGGAAACGTGTCTTACCGTGTGCCAGATTATTACTACGATCAATTCACTTTCGGTATGCAACTTAAAACCGATTTTTCGCATACTCACAGCGTTACGGTTGATATCGGTTCGTTTACTTCTGGTCCGGCAAGCAGTTCAACTGTTGCAATAACTGGTGGGGTAACTGACAAAACTGGTAACTCTGGTGACGGCGGTTTCGCTAATAGCGCACTTGATGTCACCAACGCACACCTCGCAGTCAACTTCCAAATAAAGGCACACTAATGGCAAAACGTAGATACACCGGATACGACAAAACCGCAAAGCGTAAGCGGGCAGGCTTAGAAAAACTTGTTGACCTGCTTGAAGCCGAGTTCGGTTTGTGGAACAACGGTACTTACGGTGTACGCAAGAAGCGGGGCAAGTCCACTTACAGTGTTCACGCAACGGGTCGTGCCGCTGATCTTTCTTGGCGTGGCGGTAAATACCGTGGGTCAGGCAAGTACGAGGATGCCGTCAAACTGATGGACTTCTGTGTTGAACACGCTTCTGAACTACAGATCGAGGCTGTCTTTGATTACTACCCGAAGCCGTGGGGTCGTGGCTGGAAGTGTGACCGTAACGGATGGCGGGTGTACAACCGCAAAGCGTTCTCTGGTTCACCCGGAGGCGATTGGGTACATATCGAGATTTCAAATAAGTACGCCGATGATGCTGACTATTACGAGCAGAAGATGGCTGAACTGTTGGGCAACAAAAAGCCTGCCCGCAAACCAGCTGCAAAGAAAGCTGCTGCTCCTGCGTATCCTGGTAAGTCGCTGCGTAAAGGCTCAAAGGGCGACGACGTGAAGCTCGTACAGGAGCAGGTCGGTGCCTACGTCGATGGCGACTTCGGACCGAAGACAGAGAAGTCTGTGAAAGCATGGCAGGCTGACAACACCGCATGTTGCGGTCCAAGTGACGGGATCGTTGGTCCTCGCACTTGGAAGTGCATGTTTGGCTGACGGTGCGCCGTGGCCTTCTTACTTGCAGCCAGCTTGCTCTGGCTTCACTCTTTGTTGTCGCTGTTTTCGCTCCGTTGTCTGCGTTTGCGGACTCGGTGACGATTACTGAAGAAACCGACATCTATTTCACTGTTGACGAGCAGAGCCTTGTCATCATTTATGGTAACAGCAATCAGGATTGCGAGAACGTTACGGTTGACCCGTACCTGTGGCTGTATGACGACAACCCTGAATCAACAGGGGAACTGATCGCTCAGGACGATGACGGGAATCACAACGTCAATGACCAGTGTGTGTCAGCGAAACTGTATGTCACGTTGGATGCTGGCGATTACCGTTTGCGGGCAGGGTACTGCTGTTCACAGCTCGGTTTGGGGAACACGCCGACTTGGGGTGACGGCTCTTACGAGTTGCTGTCTGAGATAAACTTATCCACAGACACAACATCTAGTAGCACGACATGGCCTTCTACCACGACAACCACCACATCGTCAACAACGACGACAACGACAACTGCCCCAACCCCGACGACTACTACATCGCCGTCTGTCACCACGATCCCACCGAGTGGTACTACGTCAAGTACAACGACCACGACCGTGGCCGCTACTTCCACAACAACGACCTCGACGAGTACATCCACAACGACCGTGTTGGCGACCACGACAACTACTACGTTGTTACCGATGACAACATCGTCATCGACAACCACGGTCGCTCCTACAACATCCACGACCCTGCCACCTACTACGACAACAACTTCAACTACCGCGGTCCCAACTACGACTACAACCGTGGCTCCGACCGCCACAACTTCGACAACCACGACGACAACACTTGCGCCCACGACGACTTCTTCGTCATCTACGACTACGTCAAGCACGACGACGGTTGCATCCACTACATCACTGCCCACCACGACTGCCCCCACGACAGCTGCAAGCCCACCTCCGCCACCAAATGACGCACCAATAACAGAGAAACAGGCGTTCGAGGAACAAGTAAATATCTATTCCACACCAGGTTACGAAGATTATATTCCTGCTGGCTCAACGGTCAGCGTAGCTACCCGCCGCACAGTAACTGCCGCATCTGTCATAATAGGAACTGTCCCGACCGTAGTATCCCGCAGGAGACTCAAATGAAATATCTGAGAACCCTGTTTGAAACTCTCATAATGGCTGGTGGTCTGCTGCTGGTGATTATTACGCTGTCGGGACAAACACGGGACATCGCTATCGGCATATCCATTGCTTCAGTGATATTCTTTGTACTGTCAGAATTAGTACCTCCAGAGGATTAAACATGTTTGCAGTTGTAGCCAAGCGTTTACTCGCTACCTTTATCGCAGCCGGTGTACCCAACGTGCTTGCCGGAGCTGTCGTTGACGTTGCTGTTTGGAAGTCCGCAGTGATGGCTGGTGCTATCGCAGTGTTGGGCGCAGTCCAAACTCTCGCCACCGCTTACAAGGCTGATGGCGAACTCACCGACGAAGACGTAGAGACAGCGTTCAAAGGCTGATCTACTGTGCCGACTTGGGTGGCAATCCTTCTAGCGGTTCTCGCCCCTGGCGGCATTATCACCGTTCTGCTCGAGCGTGTGCGTCGCGAAAATAACCGTGATCACAACCGTAACAGCGAACTGTTGCAGCAGATCGACGGCAAGGTTGACAAGATTGATGAGCGGCTAGATTCGCACATCGATTGGCATGCACACCACGACTGAGTTGGTGTACAATCTCATGTCCCATGCTTGCACAAAATGAGATCCTTGACATCCATTCGTATTTGACTAGAATTGTTCCCAGAGGCCAAGACGAAGCCCATCGTCTAGCCCAATTAATCACCCGACTCGAACGGGAGGGGAACAGTAATGGGACTAGCTCAAGCACTACAGCAGGTGCCAGAAGGTAGCCAATGCGGTCCACGGTGCGGTGTCGCCGTCATACGCGAACAGCTATCTGCCGATGACCTAGCTGCTTTCAATCACGCTATCGAGTTGGTGTACAGCCAGCCTCGTAGTTTACGTTCAACCAAAAGTCATGGTGCGACAGCCGTCTGGCTTGCTGCCACTTTGACCGAGAACGGTTACGAGATCAGTAAGAATGTGATGCAACGTCACCTTCGTGGGGAGTGTGCTTGTGGGATTATCTGACGATTTGCAGACACCTCCTGCACCGAAGAAAGAAGTGTTGGGCAAGATCGCCCACCTGCTCGAGCGCAACGGTATCGACATTGAAGAGGTCGGCAAGGTCACCCGTGTCAACGTGTGGCAGGGCTTCTACAAAGACGACGAGGGCGAAGCTCACACGGTCGATATGGCCGGCCTGTCATTCTCGCCGTCTTGGGAGGACGGACCGGACTGGGATCCTGTGTCGCAGGCACCGCCCGTCAAATGCTCTGTAAGGCCGCTGAAAGGGCTTCAGAAGCCCGAAGGGTGGCAGACCGCTGTCATTGTGCCTGACGCACAGATCGGCTATTACAGGGACGCTGAGGGCGAGCTGGTTTCTACGCATGATGAAGACGCAATCAGCTTGTGTCTGTCGATGATTCGTGATTTGAACCCTGAGGTGGTTGTGTGTGTCGGCGACATGTTGGACGCTCCAGAGTTCGGCAAGTACCGTACCTCGCCCGCTTTTGCTCTCACATCGCAGGCATCCATTGACCGTGCAGCTACGTTCGCAGCCGAACTACGAGCTTGCGCGCCTAACGCAGAGATCGTATGGCTTGCTGGCAACCATGAAGAAAGGATCACCAATGCGGCACTTGACAATCTCAAAGCGGCGTTCGGACTCAAACGTGGTAACGACACTCATGGTCTACCTGTTCTTAGCGTACCTTTTCTTTGCCGTTTTGATGATGCCGATATTCGTTATGTTCCAGGGTATCCAGCGGGGAACTACTGGATTAACGAAAAAATCAAAGTCATTCACGGCAACCGTGTCAAATCGAATGGCTCAACGGCTCATGCATATCTTGCGAACGAGAAATGTTCCGTCATATACGGACACATCCACCGCAGGGAATGGGCAGAACGTTCACGCGATGATTATGACGGCGCGAAAACTGTCATGGCCGCATCCCCTGGATGCCTCGCGAAGACGAACGGAGCTGTCCCTTCGACGCGCGGCGGGATTGATCTCGACGGACGGCCACTCAACGTCGTCGAAGACTGGCAACAAGGCGTAGGCATTGTCACGTTTGAACCTGCTGACGGCAACTTCTTCTACGAACAGATCGCCATACACGACGGGCAGGCATGGTTCCGTGGCAAGTTGTACACTGTGTGAATGGCACCTCCAAAGGTAAAGAACCCGAAAAAGTCTGCGAAGTATTACAGGGAGAACCCTGAAGCTCGCCGTAAAAAAGCCGCTACTGACAAGAAGATCAACGCCCGCCCGGAGCAACGCAAAAAGCGTACCGAGCTGAAGCAGTGGCGACGTGACCAAGGCATCGATGGCAAGGGTGGACCGGATGGTTCGCACACCAAGAGCGGTCGCATCGTCAAGGAGAACCCGTCGAAGAACCGGGCGCGCAATCGAGGCAAAAAATAATGATGCTCACTTGCCGTGACTGCGGTGAGGTATGGCCTTCTAACTCGGGTCGTCGGTGCCGTGAATGTGATAGACATGGTGAACCGTACGATGGCGAGGATGAATGAGCGAAATCTATGATTCTGAAGACGAGACATGGCCTCTCGTAGTTTGTCAGTGGAAAGACGCGCACGCAGGTTCCGACAGCAGCTGGACTGACACAGCAACTTACAAACCTGAAGAGGTGCATGTGTTGAGCGCAGGCTGGGTATGGCCGAAATGTTTGGAAGGCCACCTCACTCTCGTTGCTTCCACTGTGGGCGAGCCATTGAACCCGGAAACAGTTGGCGATATCATTCACATCCCGTGGGAGAACATTCTTGCCGTGTTCTCGTTAGCTATGAACGTCCCTGTGAATTGGATGTCTGAAGATTTTTAACTTGCAAAGTGTTACACCCTTCCTGTAGAACATAGATGTCTACAAAAGGAGGGACATGAATAGGAACACTGTTTCTAAACCTGAGCATGGCTCAATGGAATGGCTTCGTTTACGTCAACGTGACGAAACCGGATACCCGGTGGTGTCAGCAAGCGAAGCCGCAGCTGTACACAGCGAACACCGTTACAAATCAAAATGGGCGTTGGCTTACGACAAACTCGCTGCCGAACCTGAAGTTACGCAAACAAATCGTGCGATGGAACGCGGCAACCGTTTGGAGCCAGTCATTTTGCAGTGGGTGGCTGACGAGATTGGCGAAAAGATCGTGACACCAGAAGTTATGTACACGGTGACAAGTGGTGGTGCTTCGCTTATCGCCACACTTGACGGCATTGTCGGTGACGAGCAGAACCCTGAACGTGTTGTTGAAATCAAAACGTACAACCGGCAGTGGGATGAGACAGCAGACATCGACGGGTACGGACCGCTGCCTGCCTACTGGTATTGGCAAGGTGTACACCAAGCGGCATGTACCGGTGTCACAGAAATTTTGTGGGGCATCTTTGACAGCACGCTTGACTTGCATCTGTACACGCAAGTAATTGAACAAGGTGTCATCGGTAAGCACATCGGACGGGTATCAGATTTCTGTAAGCACATTGCTACCGGCCTGATCCCTGACGAATGGGAACACACCTACGACGACATCGCTAAGACGTTGCCCGTTGACGAAGAACCTCGTGCTATTGACGACCACGAAGCACTGATCTCCCAACTACGGCAAATTCAAGCAGAGAAGAAAGAATTGGCTGCACGCGAAGACGAGCTGAAAGCCGAATTGGGATTAGCCCTGGACGGATCAACCGCAGGCACCATCGACGGAAACGTTGCTGTCACTTGGAAACAGCAGTCACGTTCAAGCTTCGACCAGAAAACATTTGCGTTGGAACACCCAGAGTTATATGCTCAGTACCGAACCAGTAACACGTTCCGTGTGTTGCGGTTAACAGGAGGGAAATAATGGACGAACCGAACGCAGAAAAGTTGCGTCTTGTACTTGACAAGTACGCAGTGCCAGATCCGAAGATCGTTGGCAAGTTGCCTCGAGGCAACATCAAGCTTGACTATGTCGGCCACGCCGAGATCACCAGGATTTTGACGGAGATTGATCCGTTGTGGAAGTTGGAACCCATCAAGATCGATGATGATGGTTTGCCTGCTTACCGTGTAGAGAACGGTATGGCGCACATGATGGGCGCACTCACCTTGTTGGGTCACACCCGCCTCGGTGTTGGCTCTGCACCACACAACAAGCAAGACCTCGTGAAAGAACTATGGTCAGACCTGATCCGCAACACGGCCATGCGATTCGGTATCGCCGTGAGCCTGTGGTCAAAGGAAGAATGGGGTGGCGAATCAGACGTTGCACCCAAGAAGAAAGCACCAGCAAAGAAAGCACCCGAGCCTGCACCAGTCGCAAACACATCACAAGTCGACCCGGCAAGCATCGGAAAGTTTAAAGCTGCATGCGAACTCGCCGGCCTTTCAGTAGAACAAGTCACATTCCATGCCGGTGTCGAACTTGACACCGCAACACTCGAGGACTTCGACAAACTCAGAGAATCTTTTAAACAACTAAAGGAGCAAATGCAATGAACCGTATTCAAATCAGCGGAAACGTCGGGCGTGAACCCGAACTCAAATACTCACAGTCAGCAATGGCAATCCTGAAGTTCAGTGTTGCCGACACTTCTGGCCGTGACGACAAAAAGAAAACGATCTGGCACAACGTCACAGCGTTCGGTGACCTTGCTGAACATGCCGCTGTGTCACTCGGCAAAGGCACCCGTGTCGTAGTCGAAGGCAAGCTTACTGAAGATACTTACACCAACAAAGAAGGTGTAGAGGTTACCCGTATGCAGGTGTTGGCTGACGACATTTCGCTGTCAATCCGTTTCGGTGGTATCGAACGGATCGAAGCACCAGCACCAGCAAACGAAGAACCGTTTTAACAAAGAAAGAAGGGAACATGAACAAGATCTACATGGTTACTCGCGGGTTCCGTAAGGACAGGTCACCGTACATGGCTGTGCTCCCGTCAGATATGTGGCGGGTGCGCCGAGCTTACGAAGACATGCGGAAGTTCGGTGTCTGCCCTGTTGTTGCACGCAGGCATGTGTACCGTCTGCTATCGACAGGTGCTACGTCAAAGAGCAGTATCCAAATTGAGAACGAAGCCAGTAACGAAAGGTTGCTGCAAGTTTTCTGACATGAAACCGCAACAAAAGGTAGACTGGTGGTGCCGCATTTGCGGCCAGACGCTCACCACATATCGACCGTTACTTGCTCCCCCCATGCATTCGTGTGGGGCGGGCAAGCGACGCAAAACGATGGAGGAACGAGATGAGCCGCAACAAACAAAAAGGCACAGCGTTTGAGACACTCATCGTCCGATGGCTTGCCGATCACGGATTCCCATACGCCGAAAGGCGGGTGCTAGCGGGTGTCAACGACAAAGGAGACATCACAGGCACGCCAGGACTTGTTTGGGAGTGCAAAAACCATAAAACACTCTCATTCTCGGAATGGCTGGAAGAAGCTAGCGTGGAATGCGCTAATGCTTCTGCTGATTATGGCATCGTTGTAGCAAAACGCCGAGGAAAAGGCGACGCAGCTGACCAATACGCAGTAATGCGACTTGAAGACCTTGCGCGCCTACTCAAAGAAGCCGGCTACTGACAGGAACCCGCCATGAAAATTATTTCTTGGATCGTTTTCCTTGTCATATCCATGCTCGGGTACAACGCAACTACTGAGGCACCAACGGTGGTCACCTTCCCCTCCACCACAATGCCCTCAGACCCCCCTAGATTGCGTTCTAAGGCGACAACCACCACAACAAGCACAACGACAGCCCCCACCACCACAACGCCCATACCGGGCATCGAATCAGCTCGTTACCCCGGGCTGTGGGCATTCGCAGTCGAAGCAGGCTGGCCTACCGACCGCCTCCCGGTGCTTGACCTCATCGCATACCACGAATCCCGTGGACAAACAGATGTCGTCGGCACCGGGGCATACGGCGCACTCCAAATCCAATGGTCAGCACACAAAGACTGGCTCATCTCCGAACTCAACATAACCGAACCTGAACAACTATTCGACCCGCTCACCAACATGGTTGCCGCACTCTGGCTCGCAGAATACGCCGAAAAACACTACGGATGCTGGGCGCAACCCTGGTACATGAGCATCAAAACCCCATACAAATACTGCAAATGAACTTAGACAACCCGCATCTCGCCCTACCCATCTCGCAAATCT